CCTGTACAACCCCAGTCAAGAAGGCGGGCATTCACTGCGAAACTGGGGAGCAATCCTTGGAGGAACAGGAAAGCTCGACTTTACAGACTACGACGGTGGACTAACTGACGAGATGATCGAGTACTGTATCGCTGACGTTGAACTAACTGAGCGTGTGCATCGGTGGTTAGCATTGCAGCTACGCAAGGAAGGCTTCTCTCAGAAGTGTATTGATCTTGAGCATCGTGTGGGTTGGATCGTGACTGATCAGGAACAGAACGGTTTCAAGCTTGACGTACCGTATGCTGAGAAGTTGATGATGGATCTTATGTTTGAGATGAACAACATAGAGTCAGAGTTACAGGCTATCTTCCCACCCATCGTTGAAGAGCGTTGGTCTGAGAAGACAGGTAAGCGACTGAAGGATAAGGTAACAGTGTTCAATCCCGGTTCACGTAAGCAGATAGCTGAGCGACTACAAGGTCTTGGTGTTAAGTTTGACAAGAAGACTGAGAAGGGTAATATCATTGTTGATGAGAAGGTACTTGAAGGCATTGACAGACCCGAAGCCAAAGCAGTTGCACGTTACATGATGTTGCAAAAGCGAGTAGCTCAGATCGATTCATGGTTGAAAGCTGTCAAGGACGATGGTAGAGTACATGGCAGAGTCATTACTAATGGAGCAGTCACTGGACGTATGACACACCTATCACCTAACATGGCTCAGGTACCAGCAGTATCTGCACCGTTTGGTACAGAGTGTCGGTCATGCTGGACAGTGGACGAAGGTAACAAATTAGTTGGTATCGATGCCAGCGGACTAGAGCTACGTATGTTAGCTCACTACATGGACGACGAAGATTACACTAATGAAATCCTCAATGGCGATATTCATACGGCTAATCAACGAGCAGCTGGACTTGAGACACGTCCTCTTGCAAAAACATTCATTTATGCGTTTCTGTATGGAGCCGGAGATGCTAAGATCGGAGCTATCGTTGGAGGAAATAGCGTTACTGGACGAAGACTTAAGGAAACATTTCTATCTAACACGCCGTCTCTTGAAAGAGTTAGAAGAGATACTCACAGGGAGGCTGCATCAGGCATCCTTACTGCACTTGACGGACGAAAGCTCAGAGTCAGATCAGAACACGCCGCGCTGAATACGTTATTACAAGGTGCTGGGGCTATTGTTATGAAGGAAGCTTTGGTACACTTGGCAGATAAGCTACGAAACATACCACATAGATTTGTTGCTAACGTCCATGACGAATGGCAAATAGAAACACCAGCACACTACGCTGATACGGTTGGACGTATGGGTGTACGTGCTATCAGAATCGCCGGTGAGGCATTAAGCCTACGATGTCCCTTAGACGGCGAGTATAGAGTAGGCAACAATTGGGCAGAAACACATTAAGGAGAGTCTTATGTCTGCAAACAAACTACCACCCATCACTGTACGCGGAACCGTCTACTGGTGTGAGCGTAACAAGCTCAACAAGTACAGCAACAAGTACCAAGTACAGCTTGGAAACCTTAGCGATAAAGCTATTGAAGCCATTGAAGAGATGGGTATTGCACCAAGCAACAAAGGTGACGACCGTGGTTTCTTTATCACCATGAAGAGCAACAACCCTATGCGTATCACTGACGAGTCTGGCACTGAGATTCCTGAAGACGTACTTATCGCTAACGGATCTGAAGCTGTCGCTGTTGTAGGTTACTACGACTGGTCTGTTGGTACTGGACGGTCGCCATCGATGATTAAGATGAAGGTTACTAATCTGATCGAGTACAACGAAAACGCTGTGTCTGAAGCGGAAGCGTTGTGATCCTGATCGACGGTGACATCGTAGCTTATCGTTGTGCATTCAAGTGCAACGATGAGTCAGTCAAGACTGCCTGTTATACTACGGGCAGTTTCTTGTCTGATCTTGTTAGCGATCTATACATACAGATAGAAAGCGAACCAGACTACCGTGTCTACCTGACAGGTAAGGGTAACTTTCGTAACGACATAGCTGTTACTGCGCCTTACAAGGGTAACCGTAAGGACAAAGAAAAGCCTGTACACTTGGAAGCTATACGTGAGTACCTTATCAATGATTGGAACGCTGTTGTTACTGAGGGTGAGGAAGCTGATGACTTGATTGCTATTGACGCTACCGCCAACCCTGACAGCATCATCGTCAGTCTTGATAAGGACTTTCAACAAGTACCGTGCAGGCACTACAACTTCAACAAGCGTGAACTAACATCTGTTACTGAAGAGGAAGGCCTGTTATTCTTCTATCGTCAAATCATCATGGGCGACAAAGCTGATAACATTGTCGGTGTGTATGGTATTGGTGATAAGAAATCTCAGAAGCTGCTCGAAGGACTGACAGAGATAGAGATGTTTAACAAGTGCGTTGAGTTGTTAGAGTCTGAAGAGCGTGTCATTGAGAACGCTAGACTGCTCTGGCTACGTCGTGAACCTAATCAACTATGGGAAAGACCAAGTGAAGAGAACGAAGCGTAACATACCTAAAGGGTACGATAGCTGGTTCGAGTATGATCTTCACCAGAAGTTCAAACGCTGCGAGTACCATGTTGGCAAGTTAACATACACCCAAGTAAAGACGTATGAGCCTGACTTTGTATATTACAGTGGTGATTACACTATATATATTGAAGCTAAAGGGAGGTTTCGTGACCGCGCAGAAGCGAGGAAGTATGTTGACATCAGCAATGGTCTTGGGGAGAAGGAGGAGCTGGTATTTGTTTTCCAAAACCCAAGAACTGCAATGCCCGGCGCAAGACGTAGAGGTGACGGGACAAGATACACCATGCAAGAGTGGGCAGAGAAGCAGGGATTCACATGGTACACCGCTGAAACCTGTCCTGTCGGATGGAGTAAAAAGCAATGACGAGACACCTTGTAATACCTGACACGCAAGTCAAACCTGATACGCCTATTGATCATCTGTACTGGGCTGGTCGCTACGCTTCAGTAACAAAGCCTGACGTTATCATTCATCTGGGGGATCACTGGGACATGCCAAGTCTCAGTAGCTATGACGTTGGGAAAAAGTCGTTCGAGGGACGGCGGTATACACGTGACATTGAAGCTGGCATTGAAGCTATGAATCAATTCATGTTACCTATCCGCAATGAACAAGAGCGGCTGCGTAGTAACAAGAAGAAGATGTGGACACCTCGCATGGTCTTCTTGATAGGCAACCATGAACAGCGTATTGAACGGGCTATTGAAGCTGACGCTAAACTAGAAGGACTAATGAGTTATGATCATTTCTTATTGGAAGAAGCCGGATGGGAAGTTATCCCTTTTCTACAACCAATCATCATCGATGGCATCGCGTACTGCCACTACTTCACGAGCGGAGTCATGGGCAGACCAGTCACCTGTGCAAAACTCATGTTACAAAAGAAGTTCATGTCGTGCATCATGGGACACGTCCAAGACAGAGACATAGCATACGCACGTAAAGCTGACGGTAGTAACATCACTGGATTGTTTGCTGGTATCTATTACAACCACGATGAAGACTACTTAAACCCACAAACGAACGGTAGCTGGTCTGGGATTTGGATGCTCAACGAAGTAAACAACGGTTCCTTTGATGAGCTACCTGTGAGTATGCAATATCTAAAGAGGAAGTACGGATGAGTATTGACAACGCAAGCCCTGAAGATTGGGATACAGTCACTGCACTAAACAATCTTTCAATACGGAAGAAAGCAGACCCTGTAGATAAACCTGACCATTACAACAAAGGTGCAGTTGAAGCCATCGAAGCAATCAAAGCATCAATGCCTGAGCATGAGTTTCGTGGTTATCTCAAAGGCAACGCACTGAAGTACCTATGGCGCTACGACTACAAGGGTAAGCCTGTTGAAGACTTACGTAAGTGTCGCTGGTACATCGAACGTTTAATCAAGGAACTAAATTAATGGACGCATATCAACAATACATTCACAAGTCCCGCTACGCACGTTACCTACCAGAGGAACAACGACGTGAGACGTGGGAAGAAACAATCGACAGATACTTAAACTTCTGGATTGAGAAAGGTAAGCTCACTCTCGAAGAAGCTAACGGTATCTTCGCAGACATTCACGACCTGAGTGTTATGCCTAGCATGAGAGCGTTAATGACTGCTGGCGAGGCTCTTGACCGTGACAACGTAGCTGGCTTTAACTGTAGCTACCTACCTATCGATCACCCTAAAGCGTTTGATGAGATGATGTACGTCTTATGTGCGGTACAGGCGTAGGATTCTCTGTTGAACGACAATACGTATCTAAACTACCAGAAGTTGCGGAGGACTTTCATGCCACAGATACAGTTATACACGTCGCTGACTCAAAGATTGGATGGGCTAAAGCATATCGAGAACTTATCAGCCTGNTNTATTCGGGTCAGCTTCCAAAGTGGGACATCAGTGGAGTACGACCTGCAGGGTCAGCCCTTAAAACCTTCGGAGGTAGAGCGTCTGGTCCGGATCCTCTTGTTGACCTGTTTAAATTTACCACAGAAATCTTTAGGGAGGCTGCTGGACGTAAGCTTTCCTCCATCGAGTGTCACGATATCTGCTGTAAGATTGCACAGATCGTTGTCGTCGGAGGAGTTAGAAGGTCCGCTCTCATCAGTCTCTCTAATCTTACCGACGATAGACTTAGACGCTGCAAGTCAGGACAATGGTGGCAAGACAACCCACAACGAGGACTAGCAAACAACAGCGCATGTTATACAGAGAAACCCGACTTTGAGGCATTTTTAAATGAGTGGAAAAGTTTATACGAGTCCCGTTCAGGAGAGCGAGGTATGTTCTCTAGAGTCGCAAGTCAAAGACAAGCTGCAAAGAACGAGCGACGAGATGCTACCTATGATTTTGGAACTAATCCATGTAGCGAAATCATCTTACGGCCTTACCAATTCTGCAATCTATCGGAAGTTGTTGTCAGGTCAACCGATACGCTCTCAGACCTTAAACGAAAAGTTCGTGTTGCGGCTATCCTTGGAACTTTACAGGCTACCCTAACAGACTTTCGTTACTTACGTAAGATATGGCAACGCAACACTGAAGAGGAAGCTTTGCTGGGTGTTAGCTTAACAGGCATCATGGATCATCCCATGTTGTCAGGGAGACAAGACCGTGAAGAACTTAAAGAGTGGCTTACTGCTATCAAAGAAGAAGCGATTGCAACTAATAAGCAGTGGGCTGCAAAGCTTGGTATTAATGTTAGCACTGCTATTACTGCTGTTAAACCTTCCGGCACTGTTAGTCAGTTGGTTGATTCTGCTAGTGGTATCCATCCTCGATACTCAGATCAGTACATTAGACGAGTAAGAGCAGACGCACGTGATCCACTGTGTGCTGTCCTAGAGGCTGCAGGAGTGCCTGTAGAGGACGATGTAATGTCACCCACTACCAAGGTATTCTCCTTCCCTATAAAGTCTCCTGACGGGGCTGTGGTGGCTTCTGAAATGGGTGCTATGGAGCAGTTAGAACTATGGGAGATTTACCAAGACTACTGGTGTGAACACAAACCATCAATGACTTGTTATTATAGAGACGATGAGTTTCTTGAGGTGGGTCAGTGGTTGTACAACAAGTTCGATAAGATCAGTGGTATTAGTTTCCTACCCTATAGCGAACACACATACCAGCAAGCACCTTATGAGCCTGTTGACATTGAGACTTATGAGAAGTTGAAGGAAGCATTCCCAGAGACAATCGATTGGAACATCTCTGAGAACGCTGACAACACTGAAGGATCACAGACGTTAGCCTGTACGGGTAACAACTGCGAGATTTAGTCAAACACCCCTTTAAGGGTCTTACCCACTACTGGAAGAGCATATATTGTTTCATCTGGTAGTGGGTCTCCTTTAGTTGCTGCTTCACCCATATCTCTTAAAACAGCGGCTGGAAGCGTAGCACTTAACGGAGGAAAGATATTAGCTAACATTGCGTTTGCAGGATCTTGCATAAACTTGCTGTAGCCGTAATCGTTAGCACCCATAGCACCCAAGGTAAGTACTGAACCTATCTGATACAAAGCACCAACAGCAGCTTCTTCAGGGTTTGGTACTTCTCCTTTCAACACTTGACGGCCTTCGTTGACAACACCGAAACCACCACCAGAAATAACTAGGTACTTCATTGCGTTAGTGAGTGCTTCTTTTTTGTTACCCTGTTGCCACTCTCTAAAGATACGACGTTCCATTAGATCAAGTTGCTTGACAGCAAAACCTTTGAGCATGTAAAAGATTCTTGCGTTAGGGCTTTTTAAACCTGCAGAAGTTTGAGCAGCTGGGTTTATCGGTTGTAATCTAAACAGATCAAACATAACTAGATCACGAACAAGTTCACTGTTAGCATCACCGGCAGCTATATCTCTTTTTAATTGATCTAACTCAGCCCTGCTAAAAGTATCTTTCCACTTGTTATCAAAAGATCCGTTAGCCATATCCTTTCTTGCTTTTCTAAAGGATGCTGACATGATCTTAGTTTTACCGAACTTATCTAAACCAGAAAAGCCTGATGCTTTCATAGACCATTGAAGTAAGTCTTCGCTTTTCTTAGCCATATTTTCTAAGAAGCGTATACCTGTTATAGAACTGTCGCCTTTGTTGGCTGTTCTAATAAATTCACCAAAGACTTGTCTAGCCAGACCAACATCATCGGCAGAAAGACCAATGTTGTTTTTGCTAAACACTGCTTTTAGTACGTTACCAACACCCAATTCAAACGCAGCATTAAACAAATCGTGTACGTTCATCAAAGCGCCATACGGGTTAGCAATGGTTCCTACATACCCTAAGCTTCTAACAATTTCCAGCTCTTGAGACATGCCTCTGTTAGCATTAACACCTAAGTCATCTAGAATTTCTATAGCGTTTTTGATTTGTAAATCAGAAAGACCTTCACGCTCCATTGCCTCACGTATAATCTTCTCATCAAACAACTTAAAGGAATCACTTTCAAGTTTAGCTGTTGCTTCTAAGGCAGTCATCTCACCTTTCTTGACTTTTTTCCTAAGACGCTTTGGTAGCTTTTCAACATCTAATGCTACAGTAGGCTTGCCAGATGTTCGGAAGCCTAGCTGTTTACCTAGCTCCATACGTGTAAGAGTTTCTCTCTGCCAACGCCAATGAGAATCAAAGATGTTAGCATACTCTAGCTCATCTCCGTCTGGCTTTGCACGTTCCTCTTCCATAGTTCTACGACTACGTTTCTTACTAGCTACATCCTCTGCTTTACCAGCAGCTCTGGCTCTGTTGATACGTAAACTAACATCTTCATCTACATACTTTAAAGCAGAGTGTAACCATACGTCAGACAAAACACCTGCAGTTACTTCTTGACGATAACGACCGTTAAACTCTACGTTATCATCAAAGAACTTTTGCAATCTTTCACCAGCGCCTTTACCTATCTTAGCGTCAGCGTATTTCTTAGCGGCTTGTAACGCCTTGCCAGCAGCCTTTGCTCCAATGTTTGTTTCGTTAACAGCATCAAGAAGTAGATCATTGAACCTAACATCATCTGCTAAGTTTCTAAGACCCTCCATGCCTTTCCACATTTCATCTAGCTCAGACTGCCCACGAACTACACGATTCATACCACGTATAATACGAGAAGAAAATGCTGGGCCGACGACTGTTTCTGCTAGAGTAGCTAGTGGAGAAGCAAAGCGACGAAACTTAACAATAAAACTTTGTGCTTCTGGGATTGTTTTACCTTTGTCAATTGCCAAACGACCAGCGGTAACATCTAATAAATCTTCTCTAAAAGCGTTTAGCTGCGTAACATCATCAAAACCTCTGTTAGAGTCTTTAATTAATTGTTTAATTCTTTTGTTCTTGTTTACAACTTTGGACGCTTGGTTGCCGCTAACACCCATCTCTTCTGCATAACGCATCAAACGAAGCATTGTGTTACCTAATGCGTTAGGGTCAGTGCCTTGTCGGCCTACTGCGTCAGCAAGAAACTCAGTCTCTCTAATAATTAACTGATCAACAAGGTCATCGTCCGTTAATTCTGCAGTTGGTCTGGTTATTTTTTGTCCAGACACGGCAGTCTGTAACGCATCAACTTGTTGCGTGTGTAACGTGTCTGGATTTGTAGATGTTTTTACAAGATTAGGATTAAAAACAGAATCAATTATTTTACCTACACTACCACCTACTAATGCGCTAGTGCTGCCTAAAATTAACCGTTCCTCTACAGACTCTCCTGAAGCAAACCCGTATGTACCTGCCTCTATCGCGCCTTGTTTAGGCAAGCTAACAATACCTGCTCTAGCTAATGCCGCCGTGCTTAAAAAGGCTGAAGGAATAACACCAACAGTTTCCGCAGCTACAGCAGCGCCGGGATTAAGATAAGAAAACTCTTCCCTTTCCTTGTTAATCCTGTCTTTCTCAACAGAGTAGGATGTGTTGTTTACCTTAGACGCATACAAGGCTTCTAGTTCATCTGCGGCTTGTAAAGATAAACCACCAAATACTTCACGAGCAACACCCAAAGATTCAGCGGACTCTATTTTTATAAGCTGGTCAAATATTTTTCGTGTTTCATCCGAAACGCCGACAGGTAAAATTTCTCTTTCTACACTAGAAACTGCTCTGTATTCAGCAAGACGTTCTTCAAAATTGTAAGAAGATTCAAGCGCCTTAGCAGTAGACTTGGATAAAGTTATCCCTAAATTTTTAGCAACACTTGCTATATCAACAGAAGGCAACGAAGGTTTTGATTGAGCCATTAAGTCAGTAAGAGTAACGTCAGGTTTATCAACGCTAGGTCTTTCAGGCACTGAAACAGAAGGCAACGAAGGTTTTGATTGAGCCATTAAGTCAGTAAGAGTAACGTCAGGTTTATCAACGCTAGGTAGCTCTCTAGACTCTAAAGCATATCTAGCACGGTCAACAATTTGTTTAAACATACTAGGAGTTTTATCAAAGTCCGTATCAAACTCATCACCGGGCTTAACAAAAAACTCTATTTGTCTAGCAACTTGCGGGGTAATGTTTAATATCTTACCAACAGAAGCTTCGTCTGTTTTCAATACAGCTGCTACCTCTTTTAAAGTAGCGCCAGCATCTACTGCTTGACGCGCCAGTCTAGGTATAGCTTCTTTAGGGTTCTTAAAATCTTCCCTATCATCTACATTAGAACTTTCAGGTTGTTTACTAACGGTTGCTCTAGCCATGAAAACCTCACCTAAAGTTATTCATTCTATTCTGACGAGTAGACTCTGCTCTTATTTGCTCTCGCATAGCTGTCGCTTCTTCTTTAGAAATATTAAAGTCTTTCATTAAACTTTGTATAGCCTGTTCTTCTAAAGCCGCTCGTTCGTTTTCAAACGCATCAATAGCTTCTGATTGTTCTTGACCTTTTATTTTACGACGCATACCAGACATAGCAAAGTCAACTAACTCTTTTTTATTTTTAATTCCTTGTTTAATACCTAATGCCATCTGTTCTTGAAAAACTTCTACTTCATCTTCTGTACCGCTACCCGTTAAGAAATCGTGAATGTCACGTTTGCCCATCCAGTCTTGCCAGAAATACGTATTAGAACCTGCATTTATAAGCTCTTCTGTAACTAGCCTTGCTTGCCTGTTATACTCTTCGTCAGAATACATAGCGTCTGTTTTTTGTTTTTGATCAGCATCAACAGCTTTAATGATAGCAGACACAGCAGCCTTTCTTTCAAAAGTAGATTTAGGTTCCTTTGAGTTAAGTGTGTCGATGTGTTGCTGGAGCGAAGGGACTTTTTCTAATAAATCAGGATTGTTATTAACATAGTTTGAATAGAATCCTGTTAATTCCATTGCACTTCTAGAAGCTGCTGCGCTCTCTTGTTGTTCTCTTTTTAGATTAGCTTCTTTTAAAATATCGTCACGTAACCTTGGAGGAATAGTTATTTCTTCTTCTCCTACTTTTAAAGTAGTAGGCACTTCTGTTTGTTGATTAGCTAACATACCATTAGAAACAAAATCAATTATTTTTTTATCGTCTCTTACTTGTATTTTAGCTGCTCTTTCAGCCTGATTAAAAGTATACTGGTCTCTACTGGCTGTTAATCTAGCAGCTTCGTCGTATTTACCAGCTTTATTTAACTTATCAATAGCAAAGTTAAATCTCTGTGTAGGGTCCATAGCAGCAAGCTGTTGTTGCTCTGCTTGTTGTTGCTGTTGTTGCATACGAAGAGCAGGAGCTTGACCTATGCCACGCGCAGCAGTAAACAAACCCTCCTGATAAGAAGGCTGTAACAAACCCTGTAAAAATGTTTGTGAAAACTTAGCCATGATTAACCTCCGCGTCTAAAAATGCCACCAAGAACATTGCCAATCTCTCCAAACATACCGCCTAGATCACCAAAGCCACCCGGATCAATAACAGTACCAGACTTAGTAACCTGCGGTGTAAACAAACCAGCAAGTACGTTAGACCCAATACCGCCTAGCAG